ATGGGCTGGATCCCCCGCCTCTGCCCTCTCCACTGAATTGGCACTTACAGGAGGTTCTACAGCACCATGCCAGGTGGCAAGAGAAAAGAAAGTCGCGGGATTAGGGTCCTCACTCGTAGGACTATGGCGCTGGAATGCAGACGTAACGGCATGACCTACAGGGACATAGCCGCCAAGGTCAAGAAGATATGGAAGGCCAAATTCAAGGAAGAGCTCAGATATACTCACCGGGCAGCTCACAAAGACGTTCAGATCATGCTGAAGGAGATGCTCGTGAAGACTGCAGAGACAGTCGAGCAGGTCCGCGAGCTCGAGAAGCAACGACTTGATCAGCTGTTCTTTGCTGTCTGGCCTCGAGCGCTCAAGGGGGATGAGAAAGCAATATCCAACATCCTGAGCATTATGACACGCAGAGCGCGACTTGAAGGATTAGATGCGAAGGAAGAGATCGTTTTGACAGTGAACGATTTACGGCGAGCGGAGAGCTATGGGATCACTCCTCGAGACATACTCACAGAAGCCCAACATCTCCTCACAGGGGTTGGCGGAGTTCCTGGTCAGAAAGTCAATTGACAACCTGATCCAGAGAAGCGCACGAGAGAATCCGAAGTTTCTCGCGTTTCAGGAGATCTACCGCGACAACCGTGTGGGATTCGTGCGTGATTGCTTCCATTGGGGCGACAAGGGCGCTCCTACGGACTACCAGGAAGACGTGCTGAGGCTCTTCGACACCGGATCCACAAGAGTAGCTGTAAAATCTCCTCATGATGCTGGCAAGTCCACAGAAGCTACGTTTGTGATTCTCCATTTCATCCTCACCCGAAACGACTGCAAGGTAATCACAACAGCGAGCGCATGGCGCCAACTGGAGTGGTTCCTCTGGCCGGAGGTCCATAAGTGGGCAGAGAAGCTGAACTGGGAAGTTATCGGGCGGGAACCGTTCGGGAAGGATGAGCTCCACAACCTATCTCTCCGGAGATCTCCGACGTGTATGGCTTTCGCTGTCGCGTGCGAGAAGCATCAGACGATCGAGGGCGCGCATGCTGAGTCGATCCTGTACGTGTTCGATGAGGCAAAGATTATACCTGACGCGACCTGGAACGCTGCTGAGGGAGCATTCGCGGGAGCGGGGAAAGACACCGATCGAGAAGCCCTGGCACTTGCTATCTCAACACCTGAGAAGGAAGAGGGCAAATTCTTCAAGATCCATGAGAAAGCATCTGGCCTCGAGGAATGGGACACTGTTCATTGGACCATGGAACAGGCTATTGAGGCCGGTCAGATGTCGAGGGAGTGGGCAGACAACAGGAAGCGAGAATGGGGGGAAGACCATCCGCTCTATCAGAATCGCGTCCTGGGTAACTTCGCAGTTCTCGATGAAGACGAGACACTTGTTCCGCTCTCCTGGATAGAGATCGCGAACGACAGATGGGAAAAGCACGGGAACAAGGAGCTCAAGCGGATCCTGAAGTCGCGCAAGAACGGCAATGGCAAAGAGAGAGAGATCTGGAATAACGGAGTGGATCCAGCGTGGAAAGGAAGCAACAACACCTGTATCGTGCCCAGGTGCGACGACTATGTGAGGGAGATTACTTACCACTCGAAGAAGAACACCATGTGGGTGGCAGGTAAGGTCTGGAGCATACTTGAAGACGGCGATTCCGCTAACGTGGATGTGATCGGGATCGGCGCCGGCGTGGCGGATCGACTCGAAGAGGTCGCGGAAGAAAACGAAAAGAGCGAGTTGATCGACATCGTCGTCGTGAACGTGGGGAAGAGGACCAAGAGGAAGGATAAGACCGGAAGGATCAAGTTCAGGAATCTCAGATCCGCGCTATGGTGGGCTATCCGCGAATGGCTCGATCCTACCAATGGCCATAAGGCGATGTTACCGCCGGACATAAAGCTCACTCAGGACCTCAGAGCTGTCGGATATGACTACGCCTCAACGGGGGAGATCTTCATCGACAGCAAGGATCTGATCAAGGAGAAGCTCGGGCGCTCACCTGACGCTGGTGACGCACTCGCTCTTTCATTCGCTACGGGCGATCAGCCCGGTTTCTACTCAGGCAAAGGGGGATCATAGTGGACTGGAGCCACGTTCTTGTAGGACTACTGATTCTAACATACTGGGCATGGGGAGTCTACACTGGATACAGTGTAGTTAGGGGCACAGAGAAGCGAGATTCAACGCCCTGGACCGGCAAGTTCATCCATTATCATGGCTGGGGCTTTATCATAGCAATGACGGTATCAGCGATCGGGGGATTGGTCCTGATCTTTGCTGAAAAACTGGGAGGTGCGCTATTGACAAGATAGGCTTCTTCGATCAAGCGGCTCTCGCGCATGGTGTGATACCGGAAAACCGACTGGCCGCGATCATCAAGGAATCGCAGACTCTGGGGAGAGCTGATCAGCTAGCTCACGGTGCGTCAACGAAGGGGTTGCCGCATCTCAAGAACATGACGGACCAGCTGACGGTAGCCACGGTGCATTCGTGGATCTACTCGTGTATATACGCGATAACAGGCTCGGCGGCTCGAGCGCCCCTGAAGATCAAACGCCTCGTGGGAGACGATGATTTTGAAGACGTCACGAGCAGAGAAGAGCTCCAGTGCTTTCAGAAACCTAACAGGTGGATGTCCCGATACGACCTGTGGGAAGCAACGTTCTGGTTCCTGGAATCTACAGGGATGTCCTACTGGGAGATGGTGCCCGGTCGCAAACCAGAAGAACTCTATCCCTTGAGGCCCGATCGAGTTCAGATCATTCCGGACGCACGAGATTTCATCAAAGGCTTCGTCTACAAGATCAGCCATGATAAGCAGGTGATCTTCGATGCCAGCGAAGTGTTCATGCTCAAATACTTCAATCCACTCTCGGATTACTATGGCATGACACCGATTCAGGCCGCGGAGACCGGGATCATAACCGATCTCATGGCAATAGCTTATAACAAGGCGTTCTTTGATAACGCAGCTGATCCAGGGGGAATTCTGACAACTCCAGACGAGTTGAGGAAGCCAACGATCAACCGGTTGCATCGCGAATGGGAGAATTTGCACAAGGGCGTTGATAAATCTCATCGTCTCGCGATCGTTGACCAGGGCCTGGACTACAAGCAAGTGGGGCTCAATCAGAAAGATATGGAGTTTGTCCAATCGCGGAAAATGAACCGTGAAGAGATTCTGGCAGCGTTCGGAGTTCCTCCGGTGATGGTAGGTATCCTGGAACACGCTTCTTATGCGAATGCTCAGGAGCAGAAGCGAGTGTTCTGGGAAAACACGATGGGGCCAAAGCTATCAAAGCTAGGGGAAGCCATAACAGCGCTACTTCTTCCGTCGTTCGGAGACGACCTGGCAGCGCACTTCGATCTGTCAGAGATTCCGGCCCTGCAGGAAGACCGTAAGGAGCAAATCACCAGGGCAAAGGAAGCTTTCCACTCAGGACTCATGACCCGGAATGAAGGTAGAGTAGAGATCGGCATGGAGGGTATCGGTGACGAAGGTGACGTGTTCTACATCCCTGCGAACCTGATACCTGAGCTGGCAGCAGGAGGCGAGAGCCTGATAGCGAATGAAGATCTGGATGAGAAGATGGACATCCTCGAGGAGAGACAGATAAAGCGATGGGAGAAAACCAATTACAGGATGCTCCGCGGAAAGAACTGTTATTAGACGTTCCCGCTGAGGTTGAGCCCTCGAGGCATCCCCACAGAGAGTGGGAATGGAGGCTCTACCTCAAACGGCATCTACCGTCGGAGCGCAAGATTATCAAGGTCATGAGGACGTTTTTCGAAGGCCAGAGGGATAGGCTCCTGGCAGCTGCAGGGAAGCTTTCAGACGAGCAACTCCGAGGCAGGATCCCCAGGCTGCTGAATAAAGAGGAAGAAAACGAGAAGCTAAAGAAAGTGCTGAGCCCCGCTGTGAAAGAGGTCCTGGGCAGGTTCGGACAGTTAGCAATGGATAGGCTCAGAAAGCTACTCAGGACCAGCACGGAAGACACGGCATACGATGACGAATGGATTGGGCACAAGCAGAAGCTCTTGAAGCTGGGTGAATTCGCGTTCGATCTCAGCGACCCGGTGGTAATCGAGTGGCTGAAGACGCACGCAGGAACGAACATTGTGCATATAAACGACACAACCTGGGCATTGACGCTCAGGAGGATCCGCAGAGAGCTCGCAGTGGGACTCGATGCGGGCGAATCAACAGCCTTGCTACGGAACCGGATTCGTGACAGCATCAAAGGCATTCACACCATGAATCGCAACGTGAGAGCTCGAACGATCGCACGCACAGAGGTTACGGGAGCATCCAACGTAGGGACACTTACCGGATTCAAACAGAGCGATGTCGTTGAGTCAAAGGAGTGGCTGAGCGCCGGCGATGGAGATGTCAGGGATGAAGATTTCTCACATGTGGATGCCGACGGTGAGATCGTACAGCTGGGCAAGGAATTCAAGGAGACCGGCGAAGCAATGGAATACCCCGGGGACCAGGGTGGAAGCCCCGGGAATGTCATTAACTGTCGATGCACGATGAATCCGATCCTCAAAAGTACAGCAGGAGAGTGAGCGAAATGGATAAGCAAATGGAAAGATATGGATGTACCAAGTCGATCGATGAGGATTCGCGGTCCCTGGTAGCGGTGGCAGCGTCGAAGGTTGTCGACAGGGACGGAGAGGTAGTGCTCCCGACAGCATTCAGAGGAAAGGGCCTGGCCTCATTCAAGAAGAATCCGGTCATACCCTGGTCTCACAATTGGCGTGAACCGCCTGTGGCGAAGGCTTCTGAGTTCAACATCACAGATGACGAGTTCACGTTCAGAGCTACGTTCGCCGAAACCGCAAAAGCCGAAGAGGTGTGGCAGCTCTACAAAAACGGCTTTCTCAACGCATTCAGCGTAGGGTTTATGCCCCTTGCATGGGACAAAGAACCGGTCCTCGAGGGACAGCGCGGTGTGACTCATACGAAAGCGGAGCTCATGGAGATCTCCGGCGTGACGATTCCGTCCAATCGAGAGGCGCTGGTCAAAGCCGCGGCGGAGATGCCGTTTGCTAGCAAATACCTCGAGCAACAGGGAGGGATTATCCGGGACGGCTTCGTGGATCCTACGACCGGGATTCTTCTTCGTACCCTCCCGGACCACAAGGCGATAACGCACCACAGATTCCCGCTTGCTCCGATTGACAGTGCCTGGGAGAGAGAGACAGTGCCTCACGACGAGATGGCGTTTGCAGTGAGGTCCGGAGACACCCTACGCCTTGCTCACCACAACAGGTCTCTTCAGGCTGTCTTCAGGGGAGTAGTCGAAGCAATGACAGAACTTTTAACGGTGCAAGGCACTGTCACTACTGTCGAGCTCCAGGCGTACGAGCATCTGGCCAAACACTACGAGGAGTTCGAGCGAGAGGCGCCTGCGTTTGGGCCTTGGGATCTCGACGAGCTCAAGCAATGGCATTACGACAAACATGAGATAGACTACGAGGGACGTCCCGTCTTCCGAGGCAAGATCCATGAGTTCAGGTCACTGGATGCGGCCCTCAAATCACTTCATCAAGAGCTTGATGAGCTGATGAGCAATGACGACCGCAGAGAAGAGGTCCTGAAAGAAGGCCGCGTGCTATCAGCTTCAAACAGAAAGCTCGTGGAGAATGCGTCGACAGCTCTTCAGAATCTTATCGCTGCTGACGATAAGAGCAGGGAGGGTAAGGAGTTCAGCGGCGCTCGCGATACATTGCTCGAAGATCTTGAAGAATTACGGGTGATGGACGACGACTTTGTAGCCGCGACGTTACAGTCGGACATCGACACGATCAAGGATCATTTTGGAGGCGATCCACTCTAATCCGGCGAGTGGATCCATGACGTAGAACACACTACACAAAGGAGAAACAATGCCAGTAAAGCCGGATGATCAGAAGCCCCTGGAACAACTCGTAAAGGAACATTCCGAGGCCGTGATGACAGCCCTGCAGGCAACAACTGACGGGCTGACATCCGTGAACGAAGCCCTCAAGGCTCACAAGGAAGAGACCGACAAGCGCATTGAGGACATTCTTAACAAGCAGACATCGAAGACTCAGATAACCCAGGCAGAGGAAGAGGCAGCTCTCAAGGCGCTGGAGTTGCAGCGAAAAGGGCTCTTCATCCCGCCTGGAGACGATGCGATCGGTCCGGCTGTTGCCACGAAGCAGCAGTTGATGGCAACGCTCAAGAGGCGTCCTGTTCTTTATCGACGGACAGGAACTGGTGCCACGACCGAGCTGGACGTCCTGAAGGTCCTGGATGAGGATGCCTGGGCTTTCCAGAAGTTCAATGACCTGCTCTACATGGGATCAGTAGTGATGTCGGCCAAGGATAAGTGCTCTTTCACGGACGCGGTCAAGAGCCTGACCCCTGTGCTGATGGATCACTATCTCCCGTTTGGGAGTCCACTCAGAAAAGCGCTCGATACGGCAACCGCCACTGAAGGCGCGGAGTGGATCCCAACGATGTTCAGCGCGGATCTCATGGAAATCGTACGGCTTCAGCTCAAAGTCGGAGCTTTGCACTCCCGGATCCCGATGCCGAGCAATCCTTACACTCTTCCAGTCGAGGGAGCTGACCAGGTAGCTTTCCTGACTGCCCAGAACACGGCGGATCCGGAATCAGCGACCAAGATCAGCACACGCGATTTCGCGACCGCGAACATCACCCTGACAGCGATCAAGCTCGCAGTGCGCACCGCCTGGAGTGATGAACTCGACGCCGACAGCATCGTGACGATCGGGGACTACGTGAGGATGAAACAGGGTGTAGCCCTGGCAGCAGGTCAAGAGAGCGCAGCGATCAGCGGGGATACGACTGGAACTCACATGGATGCGGACGTCACTGCGGCCACCGACGCCCGTAAGTCATGGGATGGCTATCGCGACAACTCACTGAACGGCAACTCTTGCACCAAGGATGCTGGTGGAGACGCGCTCGTGCTCGCAGATCTTCGCGCGATCCGGAAATCCATGGGCAAGTACGGGATCAACCCAGCGGATCTAGCCTGGATCACGAGTATCTCCGGATACAATCAGATGCTTGCGCTTACCGAGACCACCACGGTCGACAAGTATGGCGCCATGGCAACTGTCATCAGGGGCGAGCTGGCCAAGGTCGACGGCATCCCCATCATAGTTTCTGAATACCAGAGGGAGGGCCTCAACGCAAGTGGTGTTCAGGATGGGGTTACGGAGACATTGACCGGGATCAGCCTGGTGAACCGGAATGGCTTCATCTACGGCGACAGGCTCAACATCTCAGCTGACGCCGAGAAGGACATCACAACCGACCAGATCTTCATGGTGACGAAGCAGAGGCTCATCATGAGTCGGATCTTTGCTGTCACCGAGAAGGTCTGTGGTTACATCTACAACATCCTGACGTAGCAGACAGGATAACGTAGCGAAGCGGAAGAAGTATCGCGAGGGGTCGTGCATCACGGCCCCTCATTAAACCCGGGAGGGACAATCATGAAGTTGATATTCAAGGCGTGCCCACCTATGCTGGCCTATAACGGCGATTGTGGGACGTTTGAGGACGGCCAGGTTCGGGAGATCGAAGCCACTGAGGCCGAGAGGCTTCTCAGGGACTTTCCGAAGAACTTCAAGAAGGCAGAGCCCGTCAGGAAGAAGGGTGACAAGAAGGGCGGTAAGTGATGAAAACGCTGAACATCATTCTTCTTGCGTTCTTGCTTTTTGTTGGAACCGCCTGGGGCCAGGGTAGCACCGGCTGGAGCGAAGGACTCCTGAACGACCAGGCTCTTGACGCTACCGCCACTGTCACGACGTCGGCTGTCTATGTGGGTCACACCAACATCGAGACGATCGGAACGTGGTTCAAGGCTGATGAGAACACGGGCACGGTCGATGTTTTGATCGAATACCAGTTTAAGCTCAACGGAATGGGATGGGGCAGCAGCGCTGCTGATGCCGATACATGGTTTCAGCTAGACGCGAACAACACTACCAATGAACTGAACTGGTATGGCATCAATTCCATTGTCTCAGCTGCATGGGAAACCCCTGGTGGTTATGCCGATAGCCTTCGATACAAGGTGACAGGCAATGCCGGCAATGGAGCGGACATAGACGTTTACCTCAAAGCGAGCGGGAGCTGGGACTAATGGCGATCGACGCCAACACTCTGACAGATTACGCAGAAGTCAAGGAATACCTGAAGCTGGGCGACGATACAGACCAGGCAATGCTCGAAGACCTGATCAACAGAGCGTCGGCATTCATTGAGGACGTCGCCCTGGGTGGTAGAGAGATAGNCGCGAGAACGAACCAGGTGGAGTATTACGACGGCCGAGGGCTTCGGGATCTCACGGTGAAGAACTACCCCATTATCGCCGTAAACACCATCTTCGACGATCCAGATTACGACTTTGACTCTGACACCCTAATCGCTGCGGCGGATTATCAGATCTACGCCGATGAGGGAATAATCACGCTCACGAACGGGCTGGTGTTCTACAAGGGGATCCGTAACGTGCAGATCGATTACGATTACGGCTATGCCACCATCCCCAGGGAGATACGAAATGGTCGCGATCGAACTGGTAGCGATGAAGTGGGCAGACAGGGAGAAGAAGAAGCTGGGTAGGACCTCAGAGAAATACCAGGACGGTAGTGTTGCGTACTTCATAGCCGATCTCCTCCCTCAGCACAAACAGGTCCTCAAGGCATACAAGGCCCTCAACGTGGCGGGTGTCTGATGCCGCAGACGAAGCCCCTGCTCTCAGTAGACTTCAAGTATAAGGGTTCCTCGGCTGGACTAGAGAAGCTCGACCAGGCTGTTCGTCGGATCCCTGATCGCACGAGACAGGCGACTTTGAAATGGCTCAACGTGGCCACTCAGGAAGTAGCCAAAGAGCTCAGGTCGAGGCTGGCATTCAAGGGCGATAAGGCACCTGTGGGACGGCTGAAGGTCCAGAGCGGGCAGCTGCGACAGAGCATCAGAACGAAGGTAGATCAGAGAAAGCTCGAGGGTGAAGTCGGAACCAATGTCCTGCATGCGAAGATTCATGAGTTCGGTGGTGTGATCACTCCCAAGAAGGCGAAGTTTCTCGTCATCCCGATCGAGGGAGCGCTGGGAAAGAAGGCACGAAACCTGGGCTCACCTCGTGATTATCCGGACCTGGTATTCATCGGGAGGTCCGCTGGCATAGTGTCAGACGGAAAGTACGAACCGGTTTTCGCGCTCGCAAAGGAAGTGAAGATCCCCAAGCGAGAACCATTCAAGAAAGCTCGTGAAGCAAAGGAACGGCAAGTTGTGAGGGACTACGACAGGCTGGTAAAACGCGAACTCACAAAGGACTTCTAGATGGGTTTCAATGTCAAACGCGAATTGATTCTTGAGGATATTAGGACTGAGCTGGAAGGGATCACGATCGCCAATGGATTCAATACCGACGTCGGATCCGTGACGAGGGATCCGGTCCTCTACGATGAAATAGCAGCGAGCGACATGCCATGCCTGGTAATCCTCTCAGGCGTTGAACGAGCAGCAGGCGAGCCATCAGCGCGGTATAAGAACAAGTTTGAGGTCGTGATCGCCTGCTATATAGACCACATCCATCCCAATCTTCTGGCAACCCAGGTGGAGAACTTCATCGGAGACATAAAGAAGAAGCTCCATGAGCAATATACCAGGGGAGGTAACGCCATTTCCACGCACTACACCGAGGTGAGAGTTGCAGTTGGCCTCCCGGAGCCTCGAGGGGGGTTCGAGATAGACGTCCAGATCACATATCAGGCGACAACGACAGCACCATAAAGGCACAATGAATCTTCAACTTGACATACCGCAGGTGCAGAAAGAGCTCGTCGAGGGAGGGAGTGCTTACGGTTACTCGACTCTCGACAAGGCTGTCATCTCTGAATTGATCGAGCTGGGAGTGACAATGGAGCCCGGAGCACCGATTAGATTGAGCATCCCAGCACTGAATGATCGTCCAGATCCGGATCTGCAGGAGGACTGGGTATTTGTCATGTGGGAGACCCCGGCGCTCCCACCTGCCTTTATCGAAAGACATAAGGCATGCGACTTCATCCTAGTGCCCTGCAATGAGAATAAGAGGTGGTTCAAGAATGCCGGGATATCCTGCCCGATCTATGTCTGTCACCTGGCAATGGACTCTGACTTCACCTACCGGCGCCGCGAACTCAACGGAGAGCCCCTCAGGTTCCTGTGGGTTGGAGCGTTCACTGCTCGAAAGCAATGGCGCACAGCGGCCAGGGCATTTGAATACGCCTTTGGAAATGATCCTAGTGCCGAGCTCTATATCAAGACGTCGAAAGTAGACGACGATGGCGAGATATCCAGAAATGGGAACATGACGCTCGACACTCGCAAGCTCACCAGAGAGGAACTCAAGGAGCTCTATTACACCGGCCACGTTTTTCTTCATACATGTGGCCTCGAGGGATGGGGCTTGACCCCTCTCGAGGCCATGGCAACAGGCGCCCTTGTGATCTCTCCGTCCTGGGCAGGACTCAAGGAGTTCGTCAACAAGAAAACTGCGGAGGTCGTCAATACGGTTCCAGTGCCAGTGCAGGTGGAGGAGATCGTTGAGGCAAGCCCGTATGGGAGAGAGGCCGCGGTCAACATCTATGAAACGATGGTTGGCAAGACAGATATCGGAGACCTGATCAGGATTATGCGAAAGGTGTGCTGGAATTATCCATCTACGGAACGAAAACGGAAATATGCAAGTGATTTCGCTCACAACAGTTTCTCCTGGAGGAAGACAGCTCAGCGTATCGTGGATCTCATCACGGAGAAAAGTAGAGTCTTGAATTGAGGAGGTATGATGCACAGCACTGTGAAGATAGTGTGGGTCGGGAGTTTCTCAAAGGGTGAGATAACCGACAAGTCCAGGATGCTGTCGATTCCCTTTACGAAGGGCGAGCCCGTTGAGGTCCCCAGCGATCTAGCTGGGGAGTTGCTTGCCAGAAAGAACGATCACGGAGAACCGAACTGGAAGAAGGCCAAGACGGGGAAGAAAGGAGCTGATAAATGACAATCGGAACGGGTTTTGGAGCGATCATTGGACACACGAACGAGGCCACCTGGGGAGACGCATTCCAAAGTCCGACCAAGTGGATGAGGATCATCTCGGAGTCCTTGGAGCTGCTGGATCCTGCAATCAACCGAAAGCTGCTGAGTCAACCGACGTCACTCTCTCACTACCGAGGACGCAAGACCGTTCCCGGGCAGGTAGTGACCGATTTCCTGTATACGGGGAGAGAAGGCTGGCTCGCAAACTGTTTCGGGTCTGTGGCGGACGACGCAGCGACATCTTCACCGAACTACATCCACACCTACAAGCTGGTGTGGCCAACAACGACGGCGGTAGAGGGGCTTAGTGTACGAGCAGAAAAGGACGCTGGGTACTTCGATTTCTTCGGGATTAAGGTCAACACCCAGACCTTCGACATCACGGACCTTGAGATCCTTAGACAGACGTTCGGCTGTATCGGCAAGGACCAGAATGCCTGGAACAACGTCGATGCCTCAGCAGGTACACCGGTGGATCTTGACACCTACACCCCTAGCCTCGATACCTTCACGTTCGATTATGGAGGTGCGTCCACAAACATCCAGAGCGGCACAATCACGATCGATAAGAAGCTGTCCGGGGACAGACCAAACGTGGGCACGAGGGTGATCCTTGAGCCTATCCCGACGGACTGGTTCACCGTAAGCGGTACGATCGTGAAGGACTTCGATTCGACTGACTTTGCGACAGGTTCGGGGAAATACTACGACTTCGTGAACAACTCGAGTCCTGCTCTGACGTACAAATACGAGGAATCGGGGCCCGGAATGGCGATCGAGATCTTTGTTCCGAAAGTCAGGCTCGATGGAGAGACGCCGAAGGTTGGAGGTCCGGGAGTCATCCCAGTCAACATAAACTGGGTTGGAGAGTACGATTCCACCGTCGGTTCCGCTATCCAGCTCAAGCTGGTGAACGACGTTGCCGATGNTGAAACTGGTTAAACCTCAGAAAGGGGGATCAATGACAGACGAAAGACAGGTAAGCTCTCCGGGTGACTTTCGCAACGCGACTACGAAGATTGTGAAGTTGCCGACGTTGGAGGATGACGAAGGCAAGGCGATGAGCGTGAGGATCCGGAAGCTTTCTCAGCTGGATATCATTAAGACCGGTCAGCTTTTCTTCGACGTCACGTACCTGGAGCTCGTGTCGAACCCGGAGCGTGCTGCAGCTAAGATCAGTAAGGCCATAGACAACATGAAGGGTCCTGAGATGGGGGAACTCTACCGAGAGATCATCTGTGAAGGCGTGATAGAGCCTGTGGTAGTGAACAAACCAGATCATGAGCTCGACCGGGAGAAAGAGATTTCGGTCGTCGTGTTCAGCGATGACACCTTCTGGTTAGGTGATCAGATCTTCGAGTTTAGCGACATGGGAGGGGAAATGGCCGAAAAGGCCAAGGGGTTTTCTGATGAATCGGGAGGCGACGGCGATGATACATCTCCTGGCGAAGAATTACGGGCTCCTACCGACTCAGGTGATGAGGGATCTGACACTGGGGGAATTGTCGTTGAATCTAGTGATCATGTTGAAGGGGCTAGCGTTCGAGGGGGAGATTGAGGACGAGAAGCAGAAGCAGCTCGCTAATCTACTGGCATCGGTAGGAACAACATACTGATAGAAGAGGAAGGAGCATGTCTCAGAACATTCTCGAAATCATCCTTAGAGCTAATGACCAGGCGAGTGGTAAATTCGCCAAAGTCAGAGGCCAGCTCAAGAACATCGGAAGCGGAATGGCCGTTGCCGGGACCGCGATCGCGGCGGCGGGGACAGCTGCTTCTTATGCGCTGTTTAAGATAGGACAATCGACTGCGGCCTTCGCAGATCAGGTCCAGAAGGCGGGAATCCGGACAGGTGTAGCTACCGAGTTTTTGTCCACCATGGGTTTTGCGGCCGAGCAGTCCGGAGGATCCTTTGCTGATATAGAGAAGGGCATGAGAAAGCTCTCTATGTCTGCGGGAGAGGCTGCTGACGGTATGGCCACGTACAAGGACTCTTTCGATGCCCTGGGAGTCTCTGTGGTGAACAACAAGGGCGAGTTGAAGGACCTGGACGATCTCTTTCTTGACGTAGCCGATGGTCTCGCCAACACGGAGAATGAGACAAAAAGAGCGGCTTTGGCGTTTGAGATCTTTGGAAGAGCTGGATCCAACCTGGCACCCCTGCTCTTTGAGGGACGTGACGGGATTATGAAGCTCCGAGAAGAGGCAAAAGCCCTGGGTGTGGAGCTCACCCAGTTCGAGGCAGACCAGGGAGCCAAGTTTGTTGATGCAATGAACCGGATGAAGACTGCCATGGAAGGCGCGAAGATGGTGTTGGGTAAAGAGCTCTCTCCCCTGTATACTGATCTCGCTGATCGGATCACTGGGGTAATGGTTCAAATGCGGCCCTTCATTCAGGCTAATGCTGATTTGGCGGTGTCTCTGGCCAAGGTCGCCGGGTATGTGGCAGCCACGGGTACAATCATGGTAGGTCTCGGAGCATTCTTGCTGGTTTTGACCGCGCTGGGAGGACCCATTACGCTAGCAGTCGTGGGCTTCTCAGCTCTCGCGGTGGCACTCGCGAAGATGGGGATCGCCGCGCGAATGATGCCGACGTCCCTGGACGGGTTTGATGAGCGCTTGAACAGTCTAAATGAGAACGCTACCGCGCTGGCTGAAAAGCTGAAGAGGCTGGAGGATGCGCCGTTACCATCGTTGACCTCGAAACAGATGGATCTCGGATTCACTCCTGAATCACTTCGTGCCCAGGAGATTGCTCAAGTAACGACGGAGCTTGAGAAGCTGCGCGGGGAGATGGAGGAAACCGCTGATGGCAGGCAGAGACTGACCAATGCCATTGAGGACCAAAGAAGGGCGGAAGAGGAGCTGACCGAGGCTCAGGAGAGAGCTGAGCAAGGCGAGATTACTGCCACTTTGGAAGCTCGCAGAGACGCAATCGATGGGCTGATAGACTCGATTCGAGGCCATAACCCAGAAATGGCCGCGATGATCAACTCCTACAAGGATCTTGAGGATCAACTCCTGGCAGTTCCTATTTCTGAGCTTACTCGGTCGATCGAGGACTCGAAACAGAAAGCGATAGCACTGAGAGAGGAACTATCGGCACATCCCGAACTGGAAGGAACTGAGGCCTATACGGCCAAGCAGGTGGAGCTCAAGAAGGTACTCGAGACGATCCTGATCCTGATGAACGAGGTCAACGATAAGAAAGCTGCAGCCAAGGAAGAGGACGACGAAGCCGGGGAGACTTTTTCAGAGGCTATCAAGAATTTCGTCGAGGCCGAGAGTCAACTCGTATCCATGCAGGGCGTTGGGACGAACATCTCCAGGATCCTCACGTCGGGAGCTGACGGTTTCGGGAGAGGTTTGGCTAGGGCAAAACAAGAAGGACTCAAGGTCAACCAGGTAATGGAGCAAATAGGAGAAACGATCAAGAGAGAGATCGTTGCGGCATTGGCAGCTGCAGTGGCAAAGATGATAATCCTGGGAGCTCTCAAATCCATCTTTGGAGGTGGGGCAGCTGGTGGTGTAGTGAGCGGTGGATACCAGGGAGGTGTGGCGGGTGCTTCTCGAGGTGGAATAATCGGAATGGCGGGAGGTGGATTTGTCCCCAATATGCCGACACCTGGATTCACTCCGATGGGTACAGACTCCGTTATCGCGGCACTCACTCCGAGGGAACTGGTAACTCCAGAGAGCGTGTGGGTTCCTCTGCTTAAATCGATGAAGGATTTCACTGAGGTAGCGAAGCGGACAGTTTCAGTGAGGGGTCAACAGGGCGGGACAGTAGTGAAAGTGCCAGTAGATCTCAGGGGAGCTATGATGCTCGGCGATAGTCATGAGATGGCAAGGCAATTGACAGAGATATTGTCGGACGGAATTGAGAGAGGGACGCTGGACTTCACCGCAACGAGAGCATTGAACACGGAGTAGGGGATGGCCGGCGATAAGGAGCTAAGATTTTACGGAATCAAGCCGCACAACCTTTTCACCTGGAATGATTTTTGGGGTCCACTGCTTTTCGGCCTTTCCGAGGCACGAGGTGAGGTGGACATAGAACTACTCCAATTGCAGCTGAAACTACCCAGGACAACTGAAATATCGCTCACAGGACGGGCTGAAAACCATGTCCTGAAGAATTCGTATCAAAACGGGGTCCTCTCTCTCAAGATCTATGATTACGACGATATGCTCAAACTCAGGAGATGGTACGAACTGGGGAGTATGGGTCACGCTGATATTGACTACGATCTCCTGGGCTATCCCACAACATTCGCTCCCACTTCGATCGTATGGCTTAAGTGGGTCGACGACGATATGGAAGAGATGGGGTTGGATGTCGCCGGCCTGGAAGGTGATAATAAACTCATCTGTGATTATGGATCTACAGTAAGCGACGAATTGCCCTGGGTACTTATTGACAGGGATCCGACGATAGCTCCTCGCAGGCACTATTTCACCATCCTGGATCAGACACTCCCAGGGCTGAGGCTCAATTTGTCGATCAGTCCGCCTTTGGTCAGGAGGTTTGAGGCTAACAGCCTGCTCCATCCACTCTATCAATTCGAACCGGGGATCGTGACCAATGGTGTGTTCGATGAGGAGATGGACGACGATATGCTAACCTGGAGGTTTACCTGCAACTACAGGAGCGTGTCGACGAATTGGAGGGAGCAGTTTATCACGCCGGTATAGGAATATGAGCAGAAGACACGTTCTGAGATTTTACAGTGAGAAGGGGAACCTCAATACTTACACGCTCTCAGAGAAAAGCCAGATCGAGAGATGGAAGGTATATGAGGCGAAGGACTGGAATGAAAAGTCAAGCGACTACAATCATCACCAGAGGTGGGGCTACCATCCTCGATTTATGCTCGCCTTTCGGATGCTTATCGGAGGGAACGAGGACTTCTGTATGGTTGCCACACTCTCAGAGCTGGCACAGAGGGGCTATAAATTTTCGTTTGCATTCGACTCGAATGAGACCTCGACGGGGATGTTGGCGAGTAGTGCTGGCATTGACGACACCGAGCTCGATCTGACAGGGCAGTGGACGAGAGGAGACTACATCCGAATTATCGGTGAAGGTGGATATAGATCCGGGACCAATTCCCTGGAGCAAGACTTTCCGGGGTTCTATCACATGGACGTTGTGAAGGTCATAGATACAGGCCCGTTATTCACGACGATAGATCCTCCGTTGATCCATGAATATAAATCAGGAGCTCGTGTTAGCCAACACCGCTACTTCGAGAGTTGTTTAATGACCGATGACTCGCTTGTAATGACGCGAGTTGAAGGCAAATGGTACTGGGTATGGGAAGGAAAAATGGCGCTACAAAGACCTTCAACTTTGACCTTCCCGGCATGGTGATCGACGATGAGTGAACAGTGGGACACAGGAATCAATGAGCCCTCGAAAGAGGGGATCTACTTTATGGCGTTGTATGATGAGAGCGGAGCAGTGTTTCAGAACTACAGTACAGCTCCAATCAAGTCCAGATCGGGAGACGACATCTATGAGTACAGGGCCCTAATGTCGGATGTAACCGTCACTCAAACTGCTATCGATATGTCGAAAGGGAGGCAGAGGCTTCCTGCATTCAAGTGCACTTTACTCGACAAACTGGTGCAGGATGCATCTGACTATTATGGCCGGGTCTCACATGACCTATTCGGGGTTAGGCAGGCATTTCCTCTGATTCCTCACCTCCAACCCCTTAACAGGCGAGTGGATGTATTCCAAGGCTGGAGGGGCATGGACAAAGAGGACTTTGAGAGAGTGTTCACTGGGCATATTATCTCGATCAAGATGAAAACACCCGAGGTGTTTGAGGTCAACTGCAGCGGGACGCTCAACGCACTGGATGTTCCCGTGTTCAAACACCTCCGGGGACAAACGATAATAGGGCAAGACCATATCACAAGTGCAGGCAGATTAAGATGTGCCAGCTTCGCCAACTTCCAGGATCCACAGGCAGCGGGATATCCTTTTGATGCCTACGTGTGGGTAGAACGACTGGATGGTAGCCACCAGGCATGGATTCAATATGCGGAACTCGAACAGAATGCGTATGCTGATTTCTGGTATAGGTCCGGTGATCCGAGTGGCAATTTCATTTTCGATACGAACTGCAGTGAGGAGCAAGGCTCTACCATGTGGAGCTTTGGTGACTTGGTTTGGGAGGCCATGAGTATTCATGCCAATCCTATCGAGTTTGCTCTCTGGGTCGCGCTGACAACAGCCGACGGCTCCAACGGACAATACGACAAGGCGGTGGATGGATTCGGGGCTGGGCTACCGGAAGAAATGATCAACATTACAGCCTTCGAAGCATTCATGAACGATCCTCGATTCAAGTATTTGATTTTCAGGTTCGAGCGGACGCTGAAAGAGCTACAAGACAAACCGGCCACGGCACTCCAGATAATTCGAGATGATATCGCACGACCCCTGGGGCTGATCCTGACAACCGAGAACGACGGTCGAGCAACCTTGCTGGATTCCAACGCGACGGCTATCGCCGGCGACATAACAGACGATGAGATAGTAAAACCACCGAAATCGGAGTGGGACGATAACATGGTTCGAGGCGAGTGTCAGATCTTCATTGATCACGAGGACAATCCGCTCCAGACGGGTAGCTATCAGCACAGTGATATCCATTCCTTCGATGGAACAGCCGAGGTGTTCCCGCATACGGGTGGAGAAAAGAAGATGGTGGTGAAGAGTAGGGCGCTTTACCATGACATGTACGCTGATGGATTTGCCGGAGCGCATGGTAGCGATTTTCTCTGGGGCACAGGTAGAGTGATCGAACAGTATTTCAATGATTTCTACAGCCTCTATAAAGAACCCGCTCATATCATCGAGGTTGAGACTCACCAAACCAAATTGAGCTTTATCCCTGGGGATGTTATAAGGCTGAGTTCTGCGTTTGTCCATAATATCGATCAGAACGAACAAGGCCAAAGGGGAGTAGTCAACCAACCCTGCCTGGTGCTGGAGAGGAAGATGCTACCCACCAGCGTCAAGTATAAACTCCTGTGGCGACGCAATTTCGACTGGATGGTAGATGCCAACGAATGGGGCACAATCAGTGTTGTCGACAGCACAGTGGAGCGTCCAGCAAGCAGCGACATTTGGGATAAGACCCACAATCTTCAACCAGAAGAAGTTAGTCCGGTGATAACAGCTACAAAGGCTTACGGCTCTAATACGTCGGGAGCCACCGGACAGGTGCTGCCTCTGGCCATGAAGATCAGTTACGATTCGGACATTACAAATGGTTATCCCTCCATAAAGCCTCGGTTGGGGTACTGTCTTCAGGTGGGGGAGTTGATCACGAGCCCGACAAACTACCTGGATACGGTGGCGACGTATTGGTTTGAACTGGTATGGGATCCCGTTGCGGGGACTACAGACTATTGGTTCTATAATTCCTTCATTTTGCCGAGAAAGGATGTCGAGTATTCTTTCTCGTTGGAGCTCTGGAAGCTCAACATACAAAATTGGTCCTCTTATAATCCGACGGAAACGGTGTTGGCGGCTGGCCTGAATAAGGTGAACTGGGTGAGTCCATTATGAGCACTATGGCGACAATGGAAAAGCGGCTATCTGCCCTGCAGCAAGAAGTCGGTAAGGTGAGGCGTGAACTCTACGGGAAGAGAGGGATCGCTCCATTATTGAACTCTTTGAATGTAGCGGGGCTGGAGGCAATCTTCCAGAATGCGACCCCTCAGAGCACTCCTCCGACTGGAAAAGTGGATCTGGTCTATCTGGACGATGGATCCAATACGGCAAGCGGAAATACTGGGTGGCGCCGATGCGTGAGCGTAGACCCGGACGTATGGGAGGACCTGGGCCTTAAAATAGTAGCAGGCACAGGCATCACGCTATCAACTACGGTCAATGAAGAGCGTCAGATAACAACAGCAGATAAGGAGATAGACCATGACGCCTTACTGAATTACCTTGCCGGTGAGCACTTCACCGAGGCGAGCATTGACCACGGCTCTGTCGGTGGGTTGACGGACAATGATCATCCGCAGTATCCGTTATCATATGTGAGTGGGTCACTACAGAGCGGGGTCGTTAAATGCGTAGGAGCGGTACTGTTTAGCGCACAATCGTCTAAGGTGGTGACGTTGCCTCACACCTATAACGCCGCGGCCACGATGGTCGGCGATGCGTCAGGAAGAACGGTGAACGCAACGGTGGTACGGGTGGCAATAACTTCTACGTCGTCCATCACCATAACGACAAGTGCAAGTATCTCAGGATGGCTCAATTGGTGGACTGAAGGATACTAAGATGAGAATATGGGGCGGTAGAGTCGCACGGGTAGAACGTCGGGAATATGTCTTCGGACGGCGGGGGACCCGATAGACCAAAACCGATACCGCCCCGCCAACTTTCACAACGAAAGGAGTTTGAAATGCCGACAGCGAATGAAAACAAAGTAATCCAGGAAGGTAGTGAGGACACTGTAGGAACCACATACACGGATGCAATAGACACGAAGGGATGGTCTCTGGCCTCTATCTATGCGTATGTGTCGAACGGTAGCGCAACACCCGGACACAACATTACGTTCACCCCGCAGGGTTGTGACAGGGACGCAAGCGACAACGACGAGTGGTACGATTTGATCCCGCAAGTCGGGGGATCCTTTACGGCACTCACGACGATCGACGGTACAGGTGGAACGACTCCCTGGCCTCACGCTCAGGGTGGAGTAATGAACGACTTCCCCAGGTACATCCGGTTCAAGAAAGTAGTCGTGACTGGGGGAACCTGGAACTACAGGGTGAGTGCGGAGATGAAACAGGTCAACTGAAGGGAGGTGAGCGTGTGGGAAATGGAATAACGAAAACGACGCAGGTGTCTCTGACAGTAGCCGGCAGCGTCGTTGTGGGCACCATCGGCCTGTTCCTGTGGGCGGACGCGAAGCATGAGACCATGGGCGAGAGCTGTAAAACAGAAACTGACACCGTGAAGACGGAGCTGAAGGAGGACATCAAAGAGGTGAAGGAGAGCGTCGTCAGGACAGAGGAGAAGATTGACGACATAAAGACCATGCTCATCCAAATGAACGGAGGTGGGCCATGAGAGCGACATGGAGCCAGTGGATACAGGGTAGAGTACAGCAGCTGTTCTCGACGGAGTTTATCCTGACCGTGACATACATGGTCGGCATCTACGTTGTCATAATGGCGGACAAGATGACGACGACGGTAGCAGGTGCAATCGCCGCGGCCATGGGGCCGGTGATGAATTACTGCTGGCAGCGCACGAGGCAGAAGGCGAACGGCGGCCAATGAGCTATCCGAACATGATAAAGTTCCAGCCCCGGGACTATATCTGCTCTTCTGAGCATCCGGAGCTCGCGGCTGAGATAGAGCCCACTGAGGTCCAGGAGCTGAAGCTCTACTATGTCCACACCATCCTGATGACGACGATCTACGAGACAACGAAGATCTTGCCCTATGTCGAGAGTGGCCTGAGATCTCCGATGCTCAATAAGGCCGTTGGAAGCACGAGTAGGCAACATATGGACGCCGAGGCCGTTGATATCACCTTTCCCCAGAACCGTCCGGAGACGATCAACATCTTCAACTTCATCAAAGAGGAGCTGAAGCATCCGACGGGCTACTGCATCCTCTATCTCGACATGCTGAAGAAGAGGTTTCGACAGATCCATTGGGCTCTCCCCCTCGGGCCCCATCGATCTCCACGAAATAACCCTCGGAAGTTCTGGTATTATGACGGCAAGAAGTTTCATTCTTCGTTGCCTTCTGAAGTCCTGAAATGGGAGTAAGGCTTATGGATTTTCTACGAGAAATGCTGCGGCTGCTGGGGAATCTATTCCCAGAACGGATCCACGAGATAGCCGGGCATATCAGAAAGACCCCATCAACCCGGAATGATTTCATGAGCCACGGGTCCTATATGTTCCTGGGCACGATCGCGTTCATGGCGTTTGTGGCAATCTTCGATCGGTCAATGGCAGGCATATCAACATGGGGACTCATTCTGGGGATTGCTGCAGCGATCGCTCGCGAAGCGTACGATCGGCGTGATCATAACGGCTGGGATTGGTACGATCTCCTGTCTGCATTCTCAGGCATTGTCGCGGCTCTAGTCCTGGTCAACTTCATAGCATGGCGGATTGTGTGAACAAGAATCCCTCCAACATAAACAGAAAGTCAGTGAATGGTAAAAATGAGCTATCCATGAGTCTGTCGTCACTGTGGGGGCGGGAACCTCCACCATTTGTTAATAGGCCCCACCATAGCCATATATGATGGTGGTCTAACAGACAACATTGGGATCAGTGAAGTTGAACAGATTGATGCAGAGCAAGGGTCAGACCACGCATTTGAACGGTTTGGGTATGATTTTGACGCATACAGGAAAGACGTACTGAAACGGGCACTTACAGTGTCAGGGGGAAACTTCAATGAAGCAGGCAGCCTTTTGTCGGGTCACATATCAGACAGTGGTTTCATGGGTTAGTAAGTATGATTTGTATGACCATGTTAGTGGGTGCAGGGGTAGAAGATACAATCGCAGAAGAAAGAAACGTAACAGTAAGTTGGGACACATACACATCACCACCTAATGCACCTGCCACAGCCCTCAAATTGTTCATTGCACCTGACCCCTCAATGACCAATGCCATCACACAGGCACATAGCATACCCATCACTGACACTGCATATACAGACACCTACACAGGTGCCGTGGGTGATACCTTCTGGTTCAGTATGCAGGCAGTCAACAGGGATGTACGACCCTACCCTGTGGTCAGAGTTGACCCCCATGGGTGCCCTGGTACTGGGATGAGGCTCCGGTCATCCGTCCTATGCCCGTGCAGGGCGTCCGAGTCATTACCATATTTGAGATCCCGCCGTCGCCATGAAGACGAAGCTCACGATCTTCTCCGTCGTCGTTTTGGTTCTGCTTTCGTCATATCTCACGAGGGAGCTGCTACCACGGAAAGTCGTAAGTGTAGGATCAGCAGCGACAACTGTCACTCTCCGGGAGGGACCACCACCACGCCTCGAGTTTGCCTTCAAGAACACGGATGTCCTTAATCTACTTGAGAAGAAGAAGGGCTTGATCGGGCAGCTCCAAAACCAGGTGGACGAACTCCACAAGAAGCTCACGACCCGGCAAGCCCTTAAACCTGATACCGTATATATCCACGACACAGTCCTACCTCGAGAAGCGATCAAACGCGGAATAATGCATTTGCGGATCCAGAACGGCCTCTTTGCCGCCGACATGTTCGATTTAACGGACTCGACTGCTATATTAACTTCCTGGAAGCGTGGAGGTGTTGAAAACGACGTCGAAGTGTGGGCTCTTCAGGATCCAGACTTGCCTGCGCAGCAGTGGATCCGTCTTGACGAGGATCGCAATACGGCCGATCTTATTCTGCTGAGCCCAGGCTATTCGATGAAAGATGGTCTATTCCTGGACTTCGGGAAGTTCCGGGTCTGGAAGCTTCATGGAAAGGGCAGGGGCCTCGAGGACGGAATCCACGGAGAGCTCTGGATCGATTGGGGGAGGGTGCTCTAGCCCTTAGGGAGAGTTATCGGTACAACGAACTTGATTCGGTTCGTGGATTGTTGTGACGAATCAGCCTGTCCCTGCGCTCCCACTCCAAGCCCTCCAACGAAAATCCCCGCACCACCCCTAGCGCTTTCGCCTTCAGTAGCAGATACTACAATGTCGAATTCTACAGTTTCGACCACGACTTCAGTTCCGCCTTCCATATAGTAATATGCACCGGCTTTTGACATTGTCTTGCCCACGCCTGCTGGGTTTACCTGACCACCACTTTCCTTCGCCACTTCCTGAGCTGCTGCTATCCCTTCTATGATTTGACTCAAGGTCTCTTTCACGAAATCTTTCAGTTCCATTTTATTCTTCTCCTGTTCATCGATTTTCCCACCCTTGATCACCTTCAATTTGGGCTTCTTGCTACCGTCATAATCCTCAGGTTTGATTGTGATCTTGACCACACTACACCCTCCTGCAGACGTATCGCCGGGCTGAAAGATATTGCAGCTCAAGGGGTAACGAACAACTGTTAAAGGGTTCGAAGTTCTGTACCGCTACCATACCTTTTAACAGTTCTTTCCTGCGGGATTTATTGAGGCGTATTGACAGATTCAGGTCAAGGCGCCTCTTGTCATTCCGGAGAGGGTACAGTGTGAGCTTGTTGACAAATCGGCGGAGAGCAGTAGGATTCTCAGGTAGATTCTCGATGAAGAGCCGGATGTAGCGCCTGACATCATCGGCACTCATTTGAGCTGCAGATTGTCCCTGCAGTCGTGATTCCAGTTCCCGGATTCTTGCCTTCAGAGGCGTTGTCTTCTCGATCATCCACGCGACATCTATATCGCCGGTCTGATATCCAGCTTCCCAGCGTTCGATCCCTTGTTTCGATTCCCTGATCTCGCGCTCCAGGCTCCGGATCTCCACCATGCCTTTTCGTTGTTTCTTCAGATTGCGTTGCACCAGCTTCTCGAGGACGTCTTCATCGTAGATCTCCTGGATGATCTCGATGATCTGTCCCTCGAAGGTCTCTGCTTTCATGCTCTTGCTGGGGCAGTAATCCTTCCCTTTGAACGATCGGCCCTTGCAGCGATAGAATCCCTGGCAGCCCACAAATACGGACCCACAATGCCCACACATCAGGATCCCACCGGTGAACGCATAGTCATACTTAATCTGTCGCCACGTACTCCTTTTGCGACGACCCTGGACCCTGTCGGCCGTTTCCTGATCGATCAGAGCGGGATGTGTATTCTCCATCCGGATATGCTCTTTCTCATCTTTATCGATGAAGCCTTTCTCTGTCCTGTTCCAGACGGTGTGACCGAGATATACATCGATGTTGTCTTCCATCGAGACGAAGGNGGAAACGTTCCAGGGCTTACCTCGAGCTGTCTTAATACCTCTTTGATCGAAGTCTCGAAGGATGGATTTGCGACCTTCTCCATCTGCTCTGCGTTCGAAATACTCCTTGATCGTTTCAGCTCTATTCTTGCCTTGAGAATCTCCCGTCAGGCTGTCGTCAAATTCGAGCGTAGAGCGCGTGTAAGGC